TAACAGAATTTTGAAGAAAATCAAATTTTGACTTCTAACTAAAATTGTAGTATTCGCGTGCGCCCGCGCGTATTATTTATATGTATAATGGAGTGCTCGGTTGTTCAAATTTGATTTTTGTTGAAAATTTTGGTATAGTATTTATAGAAAGTGAGGGAGATAAGAATGTGGGAAGCAACTCGTAGAGTAAAAGTAGTTAGTTATGATAGTTTTTTCAATTATGAACTTTTAGGAATGATTGGCATGGCAACTGAACCAAATGAAGTTGGTAATGTTATGTTCTATCCAGATAGATGTATCCCTTATCGAATTGTTTTGAAAAATGAGTTAGTTGAAGATATTGATTGAAAGGAGTAACTATGGCTAAGTTATCTGACGAAAAAATTGCTGAAATCCAAAAGCGATATGCTGAATGTGGTGTTTATGCTCAAGTTGCCAGAAAACTTGGTGTATCTCCTGCTACAGTCAAGAAGTATGTCTCTTCCTCTGATTCTGCGCGCAGTCCAAAAGTTAGTGTTCCTATCATCAAATTTGAGGGTGAACCTCTTCCTATTGAACAAATTGTGTCTCCCTTGACTCATCAAGGTTGGTTAGACTGGTGTTCATTTACTAATGATGATTTGAAGAGTGTTGAAAGTTTGAAAGGAGAACTGTGATGAAGTGGTTTGTATTAGAAGAGACTCCTTATCATAACGATGAATGGACTATCCGACCCTCTAATAAATTTTATGAGACCTTTCCTGGTGTTCGTGGTTCTTATCTGGTTTATCCTGCGCGTTTATGTGGGTTTACGTATGGCGATTGGTGTAGATATTGTAGAGATAATTATCGAGCAAAACTCTATGGCGGTTCTAAGTACATTGTTGTAACTTTTCCTAATAAGGAAGATGCAAATACGTTAGCAAAATTTTTAGACAATAGAATGAATAAAATTGTAAAGGAGTAAATGAAATGAAGGAAAAGAAGATTTTCAAGATTGAGAACGAGGGCTCGCAGAAGAATCCGAATCGTAACTACATTGAGTATTATGTCAATCCAGAGAAGCGAGTGGTGACTGCGGTTCTTATTGGTGTGCGTAAGGAAATGATGAATATGTTTGAGAAGAAGTGTATTCAATATGGTTTCTCTGCGCGTAGTGATATTTGGTTTCTTGGTGAAACTTCGGCACTTCATGATGCAATGAAGACCATTCCTGATAAGATTATTGCATCTGCTACCTGTGCGCCGGAGGACGAGTATGATACAGAAGTCGGTTGCAACATCGCGCGTATGCGTCTGCTTCAGAAGCTGTACTATTACCGTGAGAAGGTTGCTTGTATTCTATCCGCTAATATTGGACTTCTTGATTGCTTGCTGAGCGACTATGAAGATTTTTGTAGTGCCAAGCAGTTTGAGCTTGAAGATGCCATCAACGATGTTATTGCTGAGAATGAGAAGTAATTCAATTTGACTTTTCACTAAAATTCAACTATAATAAATATATAATCAATAAAGGAGATATATAAATGGAACTTGAAAAGATGGCTGTGAAGGCCCAGGCAGAAACCCGTGCTAATCTCTATCGTATTGTTACTGATGCTCTTGAAGTCGAGAAGTTTCCCACTCAGCCAATTAAGGGTGGTCGTCTGATTGACCTTGGTAATGGTTACTATGGTAAGGTGTCAATTAGTATTATTGACCCTAGTAATGTTGAACCTGCTATTCAGGCATATGCTGACCAGATGCGCGTCAATGCGGCTCGTGCTGCTGAGCGCGCAGAGAAGGAAGCGGAGAAGGCTAGTAAGGCTGCTGAGCGCGCCGCGAAGAAGGGCGAGTAATAAGTTAGACCACCGGAGAAATCTGGTGGTCTTTTTATATGTTTGAGTGCCGCGTCTGCTGTATTTTATAGTGGGCGCGGTTTACTTATATAGAGAGAAATATCAGACCTTCGGGTTAGTTTATATAAGGAGGTTTATATGAACAGTACGATTGAATTGACCGTTAGAAATAAGGATATTCATGTTAGAAAGGCAGATAAGTTAGTTACTGGCCAGACTAATAATGAAATAAAGTTTCATTTTGACGGTGAACCTTGGAATAGTCTAAGTAAGTCAATTGTTTTTAGAGTTGAAGATTTAAAAATGCTGGTTGCTCTTAATGAAGATACAGTAAAGATACCTTTTGAAATTTTTGACGAGATTTATTTAGGAAAAATTGTTTATATTGGTATTTATGGATTAGATAGTGCTGGTGTAGTAATTTATCCAACTCCATACTTTAGACTTGGTGTTATTGAAAGAGGTGCTAATACCGAGGGAGCAAGTAATCCAAGTACTCCAAGTTTGAATATTGATAAGGAACTGCTTGATAAGGCTTTGAAAGCTGCTGATGAAGCTAAAACTGCTGCGGCAAGTGCAGAAGTTGATGCAAATAGCGCCGCTGAATCTGCGAAATTAGTATCTGAAAAAACAGAGATTACTAAGACTAACGCTGATAGAGCAGAAGCTGCGACAAAACAATATCCTCGTATCAATGGGGATACGGCGCATTGGGAGACATGGGACCCTGCGGTTGGTGGTTGGAAAGATACTGGCACATTGGCGGAGTTCAAGATTAGAAAGACCTATCCTACTGTTGATGCTATGAATGCAGACTTTAGTGGAACGAGCACTGATATTGGCGATTTCGTGATGATTGCTGGTAGTGTAGAAGACCCCGATACTGCTAAGTTATACGTGAAAGGCGAGACTGCTTTTGAGTATATTACAGACCTAAGTGGTGCTCAAGGTATGAAGGGCGAAAGTGCCTATGACCTTGCTGTAGCAAAGGGATATTATGAAGGAACAGAAGATAACTTTGCTAAGATGCTTGGTGATGCGGTAAATAAAGAGCCAGATAGACAAACCGCTGAAATTGAACGCAGGAAAGCTGAAACTGCTCGTGATGCTGCTGAGAAGCTTCGTGCGCAGGCCGAAACTCAACGAAACAGTAATGAAGAAACACGCGAAAAAGCCGAGGCCTCCCGCAAGGAAGCGGAGGGACTGCGCGCAAGCGAGGAAGAAAAGCGTCAGAGCGCAGAAACTGCGAGAAAAACTGTGGAAGACAGTCGTGTGGCGGCAGAGAAGGTACGCAATACTTCTGAAGACAGTCGTGTGAAGGCTGAAAGCGGTCGTGCTTCCGCTGAAACCGCGCGAGGAACTGCTGAGTCTGGTCGTGTCGATGCTGAGAAATTACGTGTAACTGCGGAATCTGGTCGTGTTGAAGCTGAGTCCGATCGTGTTACTACTGAAGGCGAAAGAGTTGCTGCGGAATCAACCCGCGCGCAGAAGGAAACTGGGCGTCAGACTAATGAGACTAATCGCGGAAAAGCAGAAGATGCTCGTGTTGAAGCAGAAAAAGGTCGTGTTACTGCGGAAAGTAGCCGTGTAACTGCCGAATCTGGCCGTACAACTGCCGAAGACGCTCGTAACAATGCAGAGACTAATCGTCAAACAGAAGAAAGTAAACGTGTAAAAGCAGAAACTGACCGTACCTCTGCCGAGTCCAAGCGTGCAACTGCGGAGTCTGGCCGTTCAACCGCAGAAGGTGAAAGAGTTACCGCTGAATCGGCCCGCACGCAGAAGGAAACTGAGCGTCAGACCGAAGAATCTAAACGGGTCAAGGCTGAGTCTGACCGCACAACTGCTGAGAATGGCCGCGTTACTGCTGAATCCGACCGTGTTACAGTAGAAGACAATCGTGTCAAAGCAGAAAATGCTCGTATAACTGCCGAAAACAATCGTGCTGATGCAGAAGAGACGCGCGCGGCACAAGAAGAAACCCGTCAGAACAATGAACTCTCTCGTATCAAGGCTGAGAATAGCCGTGCTACTGAAGAATCTAAACGCAATAACGCTGAAACTTTGCGTGCCTCCTACGAACAGACTCGTAGAGAAAATGAAACTACCCGTCAATCAAACGAAGCTATTCGTAGAGCAAATGAGGCTGCGCGCGAAGTATGGGAAAATTATACTCAAGATAAAACTTACTATAAAGGTAATAAAGTTGCCCTCAATGGTAATAGTTATGTTTGTTCTGTTGAATCTACTACTGATGTACCTGGTCAAACTAATTCATGGATACTCATTGCCAAGAAAGGTGATGGACTTGTAATTGAAGATAAGTATGCTACACTTGCAGACTTACGCAACGCCAACCCTGATCACACATATACTTATCAAGTCACCGCCGAGAATAATGAACTATTCATTTACTCCGAAGCAAACTCTGATTGGGTGTCTATTGGTGCGCTCCAAGGGCCAAAAGGTGACGCTGGTTCTAAGGGTGATAAGGGTGATAAAGGTGACACTGGTGAAACTGGTGCTACCGGTGCTACTGGTGCGACCGGTCCTGCCAATGTATTGTCTATTGGTTCTGTAATTAGTGGTGCTGCACCTTCTGTTACTATTACTGGTGATTCTCCTACTCAAGTTTTGAATTTTGTACTTCAAAAAGGAGACAAGGGAGAACAGGGTGATAAAGGCGACCAAGGTGAAAAAGGTGATAAAGGTGATGCCTTTACTTATGCTGATTTCACTCCTGACCAACTCGCGGCACTCAAAGGAGAAAAAGGTGAAAAAGGCGACCAAGGTCTTCAAGGTGAACAAGGCCCCATTGGCCCCGCTGGTACTTATACTGCTGGCACAGGTATCAAAATTGAAGATGGTACTATTAGTGCAACCGCAGAAGTTTATACTGCTGGAGATGGTATTAGTATTACTAATGGTTCTATCAGCGCGCGACTTGGATCGGGTCTCAAATTTGATACCGAGAAAAAAATCGCACTTGATGAGTCTATCTTCGTCGAATATACAGATGACGAAATTACCAATTTTTATAACACTGTCACGGTCTAAATTTAACCGTGATAGTGTTACGAATTTATTATAAATTAAAATTCACTTTCTCACTTATTTTGTGGGAAATGGAAATCTAAAAGTAGGAGGAAATAATCATGGCGTCTATTTTGCGTAAAATTGGCAATGCTGATAACGTTGCTGTAAATTATTATGAAGTAGATACAGAACGCGATATGTGGGAAATTGATGTTTCTAACGCGCCGATGGGCAGTCGTTGTTATGTTATCAATACTGGTTCAACATATGCTCTAAATAGTAGCAAAGAATGGAAGTTAGTTCCCACTGGTGGTGGCGGCGGAACTCCTTCTGGTGATGTTATTTATGATGGTGGAACCACTTGAGGTGAAATAAATGGCACAAGTTATTAAAACAACTTTTAAATTTCGTCGTAATTTAGCATCTTATTGGGCAGAAAAAAATCCTGTTCTTGCCGAGGGCGAACCTTGTTTTGAACTTGATACTGGTAAACTAAAAATTGGTAATGGTACTACTGCTTATAATGATTTACCATATATCAATAGTGATTCAGTTCAAATTGAAATTGCTACCGAAGATGTTATCGGCGCAGTATTGAGTTCTACTGAAAAGAACCATGTTTCTGTTGATGAAAAGGGTCACATGGAAGTCAATGAGATTGGCGTAGAGAAGATAACCAATACTAATGGAATTACTTTGGTTATTAATGGCGGCGTAATTGAATAAGGAGGTAAACAATGGATAAGAAAGTTCTATCTACTGTTATCCAGTTACGCAGAGGAACTGAAGCACAGTGGGAAGCAATAAAGAATGAGTTTGTTCCTGCGGCGGGTGAGCCATGCGTAACTCTTGATGGCGCTAATGCTGGTCAAATCAAGATTGGCAATGGTATTAATTTTTGGGGTGCGCTGAAATATTCTGGTGTCGGCGGCCTTGATGTAACAAAGATTTATGGTGATACCGTTGATAGTTCTAAAGCGACTATTGATGGAGTTACTTATACTACTACTTCCGATGCTATTGCCGCAGTAGTCAATAATGCTACCGTGAAGATGAGTGGCGGTCTTTCTGAAGGCGAAAGTCTGAATATTGATAAGAATATCACTCTTGATATGAATAGCGCTGTTATTGTTGATGATGAGAAGTGTCCTATGAAAGTTGATACAAGTGGTGAACTCACTTTGACTGGTAATGGTAGTGTTGAGTGTAATAAGAATGTTGAACCTGCTATCAATAATTGCGGCAAGATGATTATTGAGAATGGTAGTTATACTCGAACAGTTGATGAAAAGAATGATACTTTTTATACTATCCTAAATCATGGTGAGACAACTATCAATGGTGGTGTTTTCCAAGCACCTGGTAATGTATCAAGTATGATTGAGAATGGCTATTGGGATTATAATTCTACTGACCCCAAATATGGTCATGTTGATGGACAAAATGCTGAAATTTGTACATTGACTATCAATGGCGGTACTTTTATCAATGCTTTCTATATTATCAAGAATGATGATAATGGTATTGTGAATATCAATGGTGGCAAGTTCTATGGTACTATTTTCCATAATGGTATTGAGATGACTATCAATGATGGATATTTTGAAGTTAGTGATGGAACCTATAACATTGGTTTGAGAAAGTTGAATGATAATATGAATGCTGGCAAGACTGTTATTAATGGCGGCATTTATGTTTCTAATGGCGAGTCTAACTTCAAAATCAATGACGGTGAACCTGAAGTGATCATCAAAGGTGGTAAGTTCAACAAGAAAGTTCCCGTAACATTTATTGCTGAGGGATATGAACAAAATCTTGTTGATGGATACTATGTAGTAACTAAAACTGTGTAAGGAGGAATGAAGTATGTTCAATGTTGCTTATGCTGATAAAAATAAAATTCAGAATGGCATTGCACAAGGCGTCATTCCCAATGAGAGTTTGATTATTACCAATAATGATGCTAATGCCGCAGAATTGAGTTATTATGATGAAAAAGGCAATTTGAAATCTATTGTTAGAAAAACTCAATTTGAAAGTGAGAATGAAGCACTTTTGTGGATAAATAAATATAGTTATGCTGGCGTAAATATTAGTGTATTTGATGCCAAAAATAATCGCTGGAATAGTTATATTGTTGGAACCGACAATAAAATGAATAAGATTATCAACGATGATAATGCCGCGGATAGTGTTACTGAAGCACTTGATGGTATATTCATTAATGGTGGTTCTGCTACTATTACCTAAATTAGTGTGGCTTTGGCCACTTCTAATATAAAATGTTCTAAAGAACAAGAATAATCAAGGAGGAATAATTTTATGCCTACTCTGAATACTCGTATTCAACTCCGTCATGACGTGAAGGCTAATTGGGATGATAATAGTTCCGTAGTTCTAAAGGCTGGCGAAGTTGGTATTGAGACTGATACCAGTAAAATGAAAGTTGGCGATGGCACTAAGACTTGGGCTGAACTAAAGTATGCTGGTGGCGATGCCGCTCAGAATTTCGATGTTGTTCCCGAGAATGAAGAGACTGATGTCGCCGCTATTACTCGTGTTGTTGGCGCGGCTGAACTTCATGTTGGTGATACTGCTATTGTTAAGCGTGTAATTTCTGGTGATAAGACTTCCTATACTGCCTATGTTTATGATGGTGAGTGGAAGGCTATGGATGGTAATTATCGTGCTGACAATGTGTATTTTGATGATGATATTACTTATACTGTTGCTATTGGTACTCTTGCTAAGCCTTCTGGTTCTGCTAAGTTTGCCGCTAAGGGCAAGAATGTTGAGCAGGTACTCTCTTCTTTAATGGCTCAGGAAGCCAATCCTTCCAAGTCTAATCCTGCTGTTTCCTTCAGCGCGCAGGGTGGTTTTGGTACTTTTGAGATTGGTACTAAGAAGAATTTGACTTATACTGCTGCTTTATCTACTGGTAGTTATACCTACGGTCCTGCCACTGGTATTACTGCTCAGACTTGGGAAGTTAGTTGTACTGGTGTTACTGGTACTAAGTCTACCGCAACTGGCACTTTTGAGAATGTAGTTGCTGAAGCCACTGCTAAGAAGATTACTGCTAAGGCCACTTACAATGAGGGTACTGTTCCTGTTACTAACCTTGGTAATCCTTATCCTGCGGGTAAGATTGTTGCTGGTACTGCTAGCAAGGATTCTAGTGAACTAAAAGGTGTCCGTTATATGTTCTGGGGTCCAATGACTGACGCAGATATGGCTCTAAACTCTGCTAATATCCGCGCGCTTGCACATAAACAGGCTACTAGTACTGGTACTCTTAGTACATTTGGTGCTGGTGCCGGCGCGAAGAAGGTTGTTGTTGCTGTCCCTGCTGGCCGCAAGATTACTAAGGTTCTTATGCCCAGTGCACTCAATGCTGATGTTACTGCTCTGTTTGTAAAGCAGGGTTCTCAGTCTAGTGTTGAAGGTGCTGAGGGTTATACTGCGGCTGCCTATGATGTCTATGTATATCAGCCTGCCTCCATTGATGCTGGCGAGACCTATTCCGTCACAATTGGTTGATTTTAGAAAGGAGGTAAATATATAATATGGCTACTATTATGAATAATGCTGCTTATATGGGTTTCCCACTTAGTATCAAACGTGGTAATCCCGCTCCTGTTGATACTACTGCCGTTTGGTATAATAAGGCTGAACTTGAAACCTATGCTGCTTCTGGTGCTACTGCTTATGTTGGCCAGATTCTGACCCTCTATACCGATAGCAAGGCTGAAGCCTACATGATTGCTGATGAGGCTGGCACTCTTGTCAAACTTGCTCAGACCACCGCTTCTGGTGACCTCGCAAGCGATGTTGCCGCTCTTCAAGGCCAAGTCAATTCCCTTATTGCTAAGGTTGGCGCCGCCGCAGAAGGTGAGACTGCTGCTACTGGTTTGTATGCCCTGATTGATGAAGTCAAGGCTCTTACTAACTCTAAGATCGCTTCTGTTGGTGCAACTGATGCTTCTGTTGCAGTTGATAGTTCTACTGCTACTGCTCCTAAGATTCAGGTTCAGATTTCTAAGGTCGAGAACAATGCTCTGACTCTTGCTGATGATGGTCTAAAAGTTATTGTTCCTGATGTTACTCATCCCGAGTACACCATCAAGAAACTAGAGACGGCTACTGCTGGTATGTCCGCTTCTTATCAACTGACCAAGGACGGAACTGGTGTTGGTGCTGTCATTGATATCCCCAAGGATATGGTTGTTGAGAGTGGTACTGTCGAGACCAATCCTACTGGTCAACCCGCTGGCACTTATCTGGTACTCACTCTTGCTAACAAGACTAGTGATAAAGTTTACATCAATGTTGGCAACCTAATCGAGTATGTCACTGCTGGTGATAGTCCTGATGGCATGGTCGTTGTCAGTATTAGTGACGACCACAAGGTAACTGCTACTCTTGGTAATGCTTCTATTACTGAGGCAAAGCTCGCTAAGGAAGTAACTGATAAACTTGCTAAGGCTGTATCTGCTGTTCAGTCTGTTACCGCTGGTAGTGCTAATGGTACTATCGCTGTTAATGGTAAGGATGTTGCTGTTACTGGTTTGGCCGATGCTGCTTATGTTACTGTTGCTTCTCTGAATAAGACCGCCCAGGACAAGGTTGACGCTGCTAAAACTGCTCTTGAAGGTACTGATTCTGATGATAAAACCGCTGCTACCATCAAGGGTGCTAAAGCTTTTGCCACTGACGCTGCTGCGACTGCCAAGAGTGATGCTATTGCCGATGCGAAGGCAAAGATTGATGCACTCAAAGTTGAGGATACTGCTGTTGCTAATAAGTTTGTAAGTGCTGTTAGCGAGACTGGTGGTAAGATTGCTGTTGAGCGTCGTGAGCTAGTCGCCGATGACGTTCCTGAACTTGGTATCTCCAAGATTTCTGGTCTACAGGGCGCGCTTGATGCTAAGCAAGATACCGTGACCTTCAATACCGCTTATGATGCCGCGACTAATAAGGCTGCGACCATGAGCGACGTCAGTACTGCTAAAAATGCTGTCGTTGGCAAGACTGAAGACCTCTCTAGTGTTGATACTATTAAGGGCGCAAAGAAATATGCTGAGGAGAAGGCTGGTGCGGCTCTGACTTCTGCTAAATCCTATGCCGATGGTCTTGTTGGTACCGAATCTGCGATTGCTGGTCGTGTGGCCGCCCTTGAAGGCAAGCACGCTAAGGGTAAGACTGTTGCTCAGGAAGTCACCGCTGGTATTGATGCTCTCAAACTTGCTGATACCTATGCTGCTAAGAAGGCTACCGAAGACCATATTGCTAATGGTGATATTCACGTTACTGCTGCTAAGAAGACCGCTTGGGATGGTGCCGTAAGCAATGTTGAGACCTTGATGGGCACTGAGGCCACTACTGGTTCTGTCAAGCAGATTGCGAAGTCTTATGCTGATGGTAAGGATGCTGCTATTGCGGCTGCCAAGTCTGCTGGTGATAATGCTCAGACTGCTGTTGATGCTCTTGGTACTAAGGTTGGTACTATTCCTACTACTTCTAAGGCTACTTCTGTTGTTGGTTATGTTGACGAGCAAGTGAAGGCAGTCAAGGATGCGGAAGTTGATTATACTGTTACCGTTACTCCTTCTACTGTAGAAGGTATTGCTAAGCGTTATACTATCGCTCAAGCATCTACGGGTCTGAATGTCAATATTGATATTCCCTCTGACATGGTGGTCAAGAGCGGTACTGTTGAGACTAATCCTGCTGGTCAACCTGCTGGCACTTATCTAGTACTTACTCTTGCTAATGCGACTAATGACAAGGTTTATATTGATGTTGGTAGTCTGATTGAGTATGTTACCAGTGGTTCCAAGGTTGGTGACATGGTAGTCGTTGATGTTAGCGCCGACCATAAGGTGACTGCTACTATTACCGATGGTACTATTACTAAGGCTAAGTTGGAAACTGCCGTTCAGACTTCTCTTGGTCTGGCTGATACTGCACTTCAGGCCGCCGCTCTTGAACCTTATGCCAAGACTGTTGATGTTGCTAAGGGTTATGTGGCTAAGAATGGCACTGACCGTCTGATGACTGCGGATGAAGGTACTAAACTTGCGGGTATTGCCGAAGGCGCGCAAGCGAACGTTATTGAGGCTGTCAAGGTTGGTGGTACTGCTCTTGCGATTAGTGAGAAGGCAGTTGATATTACTGAGATTAGTACTGACCTACTGAAGAATGGTAAGGAACCTTTGATTATTAACTGCGGTGGCGCGGCTGAATAACTGAAATAATGTTGAGTGGGAGTGAAATGCTCCCACTCAACTCCCAAAATTTGACATGATGATAGTGAATGTGATATAATATATATAGTGAGAGGAATCTCACCTGACTTGGAAGTGATAGTCAGTAGAACTCCTGGAAGTGATGGAGGGAAGATGACGAACATGACCGAGGAAGGAAGTGTTCGTTTTTTTTGTTTATATAGACTGACTATTCTCTCACTCTCGCGCGCCTGCCAAAATTTGTAGTAAGTTTTGTAGTGGTTTTTGTAGAAAATGTACAAAGCCGCGAGAGTGTGAGTTGATATAGGGAGACATGATTTTGATCTGCGCGCGAAGTGTGCGGAAATAACAGACTAAGGAGGTACTTATGAGTAAAGAAATAAAAGCTCGTGTTCAACAGAAGCATGGAACCAAAGCCGAGTGGGACAAGGCGACTAGTTTTGTGCCACTAAAGGGCGAGTTGATTGTTTATACTGATATTGGACAATTCAAAGTGGGAGATGGGACGACTACGGTTGTGAATCTGCCATATAAAGACGTGGAGTATACGGATACGGAAGTTGAGAATCTGTATAATGTGGAGTAAATGGGAGTTGTCAGCATTTCAGAACCGATAGCACCCGTGGAAGAAATAATTATCAAAACCGATTTATAACTCTTAAAGGAGGTAATAATCTATGAAGTATATTGGCGAAAATGCCATTAAAAAACTTATTGCCCTTATCAAGGGTGATTTAGCAAAGAAACAAAACTCTATCACTGTTTCTGGACTTCTCAAAGGCGATGGAACTACCATTAGTGCGGCAGTCGCAGGAACAGACTACGCGGCGGCTTCTCATAACCACGACAGTTCCTATTTCAAACTAAGCGGAGGTAAACTTACTGGAAATCTTGAAGGCAAGTATATTACTGGTACATGGTTAAAAACAACTGATGCCACTGCTCTTGGTTCTGCGGCTACAAAAATTTGTGTGCTCGATGGTAGTGGTTGGATATATTATCGAACTCCAGAACAGATTCGAAGTGATATTGGAGTTCCCGCCGCAGACACTGCCATCCCTGATGCCACCATCACTTCCATCTGGAACTCCGTAACTGTCTAAGGAGGAACTGACTATGGCACAATTTTTAGATAATGCTGGCCTCACCACTCTCACCACTCTCATCAAAACCGACCTTTCCACTCTCAAGCCCTCGGCCTGTCTTGTCACTCTCAAGGCGAGTGGATGGGATGCAACTGCGAAAACACAGACTGTGACGGTGAGTGGCGTGTCTGCTGATGAGGCGAGTTGTATGATTATTCCCAGGCCTGCATGGGCGAATCAGAGTGCGTATAATGATGCGGGCGTGAATGCTGTGGGACAGAGTGCGGATGGAGTGACATTTGGGTGTGACAGTGTTCCGAGCGTGGATTTGAAGGTTTGGGTGACATGGGAGAGTGTGAGGGATAAGACACCACCTTCATTGGTTTATAAGGGACAAATACTGAGCATGGACTTGGACGGAAAGGGAGCGAAGCAGTATAGAGTATTGAGTATGAATGGCGATGTAGCTAAGGTAGTTGCGATGTATGATACATTGACTAGTGTGTATAACAGTACAAGTACAACCACGACATTTGGTTCGACTACTGCACAGAAATACGCAGACAGTACACTTGATACTTATTTGAATACTACTTGGTATAATACATTGACAAGTACTACTAAGGCAGCAATCGTGCCTGAGAACGTAGTACAGCATTGTTATCAA